TAACAATCCCATAGGATCAGTAGCAAAAGTTTGTTTTATATTTTCTAATCCACCGTATCTATCTGCAAAAAATTTACCAACTTGTTTTGCTAATTCTTCATTACCTTGTTCACCAGGTCTAATTAAATTTATAACACTAGATCCAAGTGCCGTTAAATCTTTTGCTGTTTGTATTGGCGATAGGATAGGTGTAATAATATCATTTAATAATTGCAATGTACTAGAAGGAGCATTTAGAATTGCTTGAAGTAAAGCATTTTGATTTGGATTATAATCTTTTAAAAAACCTCTATTCTGTTTAATAGATTTAGCATTTGTTTTTGAAGTATTTAATTTTGATGCTGAAGCAAGATAGTCTGACATATTATTTCCTATAATTATTTATTATTTCTTCATTTAAAATTGTAAAAGTATTGTACGCATTATCATCTGCATCATTGCTAAAAATCATATCACCAACATTAAGTGTACCATTTTTAATTTTAGCTGATAAATCATCTTCATTAGATATGATATTATTTGTGTCTAATCCAACAAGATTGCCTAATACATCTGGGTTTTGATCTAGGTACATTCTAAAAGCATCACCTATTTTTCTATTAGAAAAATCTGCTTTGTTACTATCGCCATCAAACCTTGAAGTAAATTCAGAATAAAAATCTGCATACTCTTGTTGTAAATTTAATGCAGCAAGTCTTGATGCAATTATTCTTCTGTTTGTATTTTCATCATCACCTAATGTAGCTGTTGCTGTTCTAAATAAATTAGCTTCAAAATCAGATGTTGCACCAGATCCTGGAACACGCATTCTTGGAACTGTAAAATTAGATAACTTTTCAAATAATTCTTGTGCAGTTACATCTTCTGCTTGTGCGTCAGATAATAAACCTGCATCTCTTAAAACTCTTTTAACATTTAAAAAAGCAGAATCAAAAACACCTGTTCCAACTTCACTTTCAATTAAAGTTCTCATTTGTTGATACACACCTTTTAATTCTTGATTCTCTGTAACTTTTTCTTGTAGTTTATTTGATGTAGGTATTAAAGTATCAGTAAAAAATACTTCTTTAAATTTAGCATCGTTTTTATCATTAAGACTAATAGTTGTTTTACCTGACTCTAGTTCAGCCATCAAATATGCTCTACCTTCTTCTGAATTTGGATCTATGCCAAAGTCTAATAATTTTAATGCAGCATTGGATAATTTTGGTTTTAATACTTTTTGTAAATCAACACCAATTTGAGCTTCGGCTAATAAATTTTCTATATTTTTTTGTGTCTTTGTAAAATCAAATTGTTCTTTTTCAAAGGCAAATTTTTGTGCATCAGCTCTGCTCTTTTGACCTTGCTCCATTGCTGTACCTAAAGCTTCTGCAAAACTTATTGGTCTTGTATTAAATCCTCCTGCTTTAAGTAAACCAGTTGCAAAACCTTCACCGTATGGTGATTGTGCAAAATCAAGTAAACCTTTTCCAATAGTTGATGCTCTACTTGTTGTTGATGGTGTTGTTTGCATACCACTACCCATCAAACCTTGTGCATCCATTTGTTGACCAAGAGAAGTAAATCCTGGAGTCATTGTTCTTTGTTGTTGTGGCAGTAAACCTTGTGCATTCATCTGCTGACCAAGTGATGAAAATCTATTTGGTTTTTGTGCTAATGCACTAAAGTTACCTATTGGTTTATTAAAAGCATTTCTGTTATTAAATGTACCTCTTTCAATAGCATTAGTCATAGCAACAACACTTGGAGGATTTGCAGCTATTCTAGGATCTATGCTCATACCATAAATATTATCTAATGCTGATCTTCCTTTGTTTTGTACTACTGCATTACCAGGTAATGGAATTCGTTCATTTGTATAACCCATAAAAGGAGCTGTAAAAGTACCTTTGTTAGGATTTACTGTGTAACCTGCAAAACCACTTGGATTTCTAATTATTTCTACCATTAATAAAACCCTCCTAGTAAACCACCTGCTGCCGCACCAAATCCTGCACTAACACCAGGTATCATTCCACCAAGTCTTGCACCTTGTAATGCACCACCTAGTAATCCTGCACCTGTGTTTCTAAATACAGGTTGTGTTTGTATTGATGTTGACGGTACATTTGCACCAATAGTACCAAGATACTCTCTTAGTTTTAAGAATGGTCTTTGTTGTTCAAAGTCAAATCTTGCAATTGCATCTTGCAACTTAGCCATTTCCATATCTTCTCTTACTTGTCCAACTTGACCTAACTGTGCAATGTCAGAATAATCTTCTCGTGCAAGTTGTGGAGCTAATTGAACGGCATCAAACTGTCTTTGTCTTTCTGCTGCAAAATTATCTGAGAATAATCTGTTTTGTGCATCTGCTAATTCTCTTGCTAATATTTCTTGATTAGCACCAGATCCTAAACGACCTGCTCTTGTAAACTGTGATTGCACTTGGCTTGTAACATTATCAGCAACTTGATTTGCAACATTTTGTAAAAACGGATTAGATGTTGGAGATAAGTAATCTCCTTGTAATATTTTATTTACTTCACCTTGTGCAGATCCAAGCAACGGATTACCTTGTATTGCTCTTGCTTGTGCTAATTGTAAAGCTGTTTCTGTCTGCGGAGCAAAACCTGTGTATGTTGCTTTTGGAAAAAATTGTGGAGTTTGTGACTCAAATAAATCTTGTCCATAATCTATTGCCTGTTGAAAATATGGTCTTAT